TTACTGGGGAACGGAGACGGTGACCTTTTTCGGACGCTCGTTGCCATTGCCTGGCACAAGCACCGTGATCACGCAGACCGTCTGGCCACCGCTGGTCTTGGCGGAAGCCGACAGCAGTTGCCCGCCGGTCTGGCCAACAACCCTGTTAGCTGCACCCGAACAATCAGCCGCGGCCCGAACAATGGCGGTGCCATCGGGTGCGCGCAAATCCTGCGACGCCGTAGCAACCGGTGTCATGGTTGCTGCCTGCGCGGCGACTAAGCCAATAGTGAGGAAGTTCATAATCATGATCAGCCTTGAAGCGGTTCGTATTTCATCTTGGAGCCAGTGATACAAGATCCTGTCTGAACCGCAAATGAACGGAAACCTGAATACGCTTGATCTTTCCTCACCGAGCCTCAGCCGATGCGGTTTTTCGCCTTGAACCGGCCAATAATTGCGATCAGGCCTCCAAGTGCTGCACCGAGCGAAGTCAAGAGCCCCGTCAGGGCCTCGCGGTCCGCCTCGGCAAGGTCGTAACCAAGCAATCCCAGTGTTGCTGAAGCGATCGTCACGATGGCGCCCCACAAGGTTTTGGATTGCCACCAGGGTTTGATGTCGGTCATCGAAGCTCTCCTTTCAAGGCTTATGACTGTCAAAGGCTGCAGGTTGAGCTGCGCGCCACCCCCCAGGGCACACGTTTGCCGCCTTGCGAGACGCGGAATGTCAGTGATGTTTGAAGCGCTCCGAAATCCGTGAGTTCGTCAGCCGATGCATAGATCCAGCCCGGCTCACTCGTTTCGACGGTCCTGATGACCGTTCCAGCATCAAGGATCTCGAGCCGGTAACGCTCGAACCCCTCGTCATTGGCAATCTCGGCGGCAATCCAGCTGTCAGCCGACAGCCGTCCGCGCCGGATCCAGGACAGTGCTATTCCTCCGGCTTGCCGCGCAGCGCGCAGATGCACAGGAGACAACGGTGTCAGGGCGCGTTCGCCGCCAGCGAAAATGATCGGCGCCCCTTCTCCTGCCGCTCCACCAGAGGCTTCGGCTATCCAGTTGAGATCCCGCCCGGCCTCTTCCAGCCTAAGACCGAGCGGCACCACAGCGCTGTCGAGCACAACAAGAGCTGCACCGGGTGCCGCACCGGCGCGCATCGCGTCATCGGTGCCCGCCTGGCCGCGTAGCAGGCTCGTAAGAACCCATTGCCCTGCGGCAATTTCTTCTGCGGTTTCGAACTGGATGATTTCCCACCCCCCGGAAACAGAGCGAACCGCAACCACGTTTGCACCATTGAGAACAGCGAGACGGCTGGCGCTCGCCAGTCCACCGAAAGCCAGATCAACAATGAGAGATGTCCCTCGGTCGAAGCGCCCTTCGCTGCCGCCGGGGGGGAGCGCCTCGGCCAAGAGCCCTATGCGCGCGGGTGCGTCGAGCGTCCCCCGGGCTGTATACCCCTCGGCTTCAACGGAACTCGAGAGCAGTATCTGCCGCCAGGGTCTGGCCAGAGCACCGGCCCGGGCCCATCCGGTCTCCTCAAGTCCGGAGAGGACCGGCAAATCCAGCAAAACCAGTTCTGGCGCAAACGGCGCACTGGCGTCACCTGCGGCTCGACCGGCAAGTGGCTCTACTGCGTCCGGGCTGGCACGGCTCGCATGCGCCACCGCCTCGATACGGCGGATTTCGCCATCTTCAATTCGCGCAATCCGAAACCGGCTCGATGGCGCATTTGCCATCGATAACCGGACCGTGTCACCCGGTTGCAGCCGGGTCGACTGCGGCGGCAGCGCAAACCGCAACTGGCGGCGCTGCAGCCGGTGATCCTGCAACCAGCTGTCGGCGGTCATGTGCGCGATACCAGACTCCACCGCCAGGCTCAGCGGCAGATCATGCTGACGCACCGCTTCACCTTCCAGCCTGCGCGAGCGCGCAGAGGCAGGCGCGTAGTCTGAGAGCGGATCTGCGGAAAGCAGTACCGCTTCATTGGCGAACTCCCCGAGCTCGCCGCGGATTTCCGCAAACAGCGGCCCCTCGCCGGGATCAGCCACCGCATCAATCTCGAGCGATGCGGCGCCGTTTTTCAGCCGCGATGCAAATTCAAGACCAGCCGGACCTTCGCGGACATCAATGCAGAACGCCTCGATCAGCGGCTGCAGCACTGCGCGCGCGGACACCGGATTGGAAATCACATGTCCCGTCACCACGCCGTCAACGCGATCGACGTTGAACTCCGTCATCCCCGCGTCGCTGAGCACGCCTGCGATCAGATCCTTGAGAGCAACCGTGCCGAGCCGTCCGTTGAGCCAGTGCCCGGTGCGCCAGTTGGCTGCATCAGCCCAAACCTCGGACGACAGAGGAAACGCCGGATAGGGTCGCGTGTCCCAGGCCCAGAGGTGAATGTGGTCGGCTGCAACCATGCCATCGGCGTTTGCCGCTCCGGCCCAATGGGAGAGATGCGCTTCGAGAAACGCCCGCTGGGCCAGATCATCTCGGCCGCCATTTGAAAACCATGGATGAGCTGCTTCCGACGATTTGGGGTCTGGGAAAAGGTTCGGCTGATTGGCGCCCTTGTCGACGGCCGGGCAGCCAAGCTCGGTGAGCCAGAACGGCTTGGAACCGGGCACCCATTGACTGGGGCTCGCGGCTTCACTGCCGCCAATCCGGTCATAATGCTGGTTTTGCCACCAGCCGCGCAGATCCTTGACCCGGTAGATCCAGTCCTTGCCGGAAAGTCCGTCGGTGATCGGAAGACGCTCGCGCGCATTGCGCCCGGCCTCATCGGCATAATACCAGTCATAGCCTTCGCCGCCGGCAATTGCGGCCCGCATGGCAGCTGCGTCATTGGCAAAGCCCGCACCATCCGGGTTGCCGCTGGCAAGGTCCGCATCGCGCCAGTCGCTCAGCGGCATGTAATTGTCGATGCCGACGGCGCCGATGGCCGGATGCGCCCAGAGCGGATCAAGATTGAAACAGACGTCCCCGGACCCGTCATCGGGCCGGTAGCCGGCATATTCGCTCCAGTCGGCGGCGTAAGTGACAGTCGCCCCCTCTCCCAGCATGGATTTTGCGTCAGCCGCCAGTTGGGTCAACTGATCGACAAAAGGGAACGCGCCTGTTTCATCACGCAGACGGGTCAGACCGATCATCTCGGAGCCGATGACAAAGCCATCGACGCCACCCGCAGCCTTGGCCAAAGCTGCATGGTGCAGGATGAACCGACGATAACCTTCATCACCACCGGCCCAGTTGACGCTGTCGCCCGAAACGACAACCTCAGAAATTTCCGTCGTGCCACAGAGCCCGTCGATTTCGCCGCGCATCGCAGCAGTCGCGTCCGGGGTACCGGGCAATCCCTGAGCAACACTTGCCGTCATGCGCCCGCGCCAGGGATAGACCGGCTGACCGGTTCCGCCCTCCGGATTGGGCAGAGCATTGTCTTCAGGCACATCCATCAGCACGAAGGGATAGAGCACCACCTTGAGGCCGCGGGCTTTCAGGTCGCGTATCGCCTCGATGATCGATGTGTCATCCGGTGTGCCGCCATAGGCCGGACCGCCATTGCTGGTGGAGACAAGATGCGCAGTGGCGCGGTTCAGGCTGCCGACTTTCCATGGCCTGGTTTCGCCCTGCCTGACCCTCACTTCGACACCGGGGCGGAAACGGCAATGGCTGGCGCGCAAATCATCGCCGAACCAGGCGGAAACCAGCGCCACGGATTGGAGATTGGGACACAAAGCCTGCAACTCATCAATCGACTGGGCCCAGTCGGTCGCGGCCTGTCCCATGTTGCGGTTGAGAAGCCGGGCAGCGCCCACGCCAAGAGTTTCGCGCACAGGCGTGGTCGCATAGCCATGCTCCGTCGACCCCGGGATCAGCGCCACCGCCTTGATTGCCGGTTCGAGCACGCCAACAGGGCGAACCACCTCGAACTGCAGCGCCGGGATGCGATTGCCGAAATCATCAAGCGGCAGCCGCTCGAACACCACATAGGCAAGCCCGCGCCAGGCGGACACCTTGCCCGCTCCCTGTTTGGCCTCAATCAGCGGATCAGGCAATTGCGTGGAGGTGCCGTGGTAGATCCGCATGTCGAGGCTTTCGAGATCCAGCTCCCGGCCATCGGCCCAGACCCGCCGGATGAAGGCGATGGGGCCTTCGCATAGTCCGAGGGCAAAATTGGCATGATACTGGTAGCTCTCGACCTTCGCCCCGCCGCCTTTGCCGCCCTGGCGCTCCCGAGTGACCGTTTCCTCAAACCTTGTTGCCCAGATCAGGGCGCCTGCAATCCGCATCGTGCCGTGCACCCTGAGAATGGGCGAGCCTTCATCGGCCGAGGGAATACGCGCGCCGCTCAGCCCCCGCCCGGCAATGGTGCGGGTGGAGTTGATCAGCGACGTGTCGAGCATGCCGCCAACAGTCGCACCAATCGCCGAGCCGATGGCGGAGCCAACCGGGCCGAAAAGGCTGCCCAGTGACGCTCCGGCCACCTGCAGCAGGATAGTCGCCATATCGATACCCTCGTGTTTCAGTCTGCTGTTTTCAGTTTGTCAGCGGAATCCGGTGCACGGCGGCAATCCGCCGTCGCCAGGAAGGAACCAGCACGCTTTCGATAACGCCCGCGGCTTCGTATGCGTGGATGAAATGATCGGGGCCCGAGAGAATGCCCGCGTGCTTGGCCGAGACCCCGTTGCGCCAGCGGAACAGGAGAATGTCCCCCGGCACGGCCTCCGACAACGGCACTGCTTTGCCGCAATGCCGGCGCGCGGCGATTATCAGTCGATCATTTCCTGCACGTTCCGCCCAGTCCGGCGCATAGGCCCCGGGGGCTTCAGCTTCACGCCCTGTCACCTCGGCCCAGACACCACGCACAAGGCCAAGGCAATCGCAACCCACGCCCTTGCGCGATCCCTGATGGCGGTAGGGCGTTCCGATCCAGCTGCGCGCCGCGGCAACAATGCACTGACCATTTCGATCCCCGCTCATGGCACGATAGGCCGGCCGTCATGGACCGTATCGGCATCTGCATATCCATATGCAAAATCACTGCCGGGCAGATAGGGAAAACCCTGAAAATTGAGTCGGTTGGCGAACTTGGATGAACAGGTTTCGAACGTCTTGTCGCATCCAGCCGACACCTCCAGCTGATCGCCGGGGTCAGGCAGCCGCGCCAGCGGCGCCCACAGCGCAAGTCGCGCGCCGCCCGCTTCCACCGTGTGGCTTGAGATATCAGCTGACACGCCCGCAAGAGAACCGTCTGAAAACCGCATCCGGCCATTGGAGAACCATCCCGCAGACCTGGCTTCCAGGCCTGAGACGATCACGGTCATCTCGTCACTGACTGTGACGATTGTCGCCGTCATGGTGAACGGTGCTGACGAGATATCCCTGGTGCAGCGCGCGTCTCCCAGATCGGCGTCGCAACGGCGGCTGTAAAGCCTTCCGTGGGGCTGATCGAGACCTGCCGCAAGACTGCGCAATTCAACCGTAAAGGCTTCACCGGCGGTGCGAACTTCCCCCAGTTGCCGTGTCGAGAGCAAGACATGATCATCCGGGCTTTGCCAGTTGACCAGCAAGGTCTCGACCCGCGCTCCGTCATAGCGCCCCAGCGCCAGATCATCAGCGCTGATCGCCGAAGCGGAAAACGCCCCGGCCACATCGGCTGCATCGGCTTCCAGCCCCAGCCCGGTTTCCACCTCGCTGGCACGAAATCCGGTGGCGGCGGAAAACACCATGCCGTCAAATTCGAGATCATGGTCGTGCTCGGTAAAGCCCAGCACCAGACCATCGGTCCGGATCAATCGCCAGGCGTGGCAGGTGGTTGTCGATGTCTGGTCCAGATGGGTCGCTAATGCTTCCGGCAAGGCTCTCATGGCTTGATCTCCACCAATGGAACGGTTGGCACCGAGCCCGCCTTGAAGGCCGCGAGGCTGATCTCGATGCGGTCGGTGTCAAAGCGCACCGGAATGTCGAATTCATAGCCTGCCGTCACCACCGCACCCGGTGCAGGCGTTGCCGCGAGCGCAATCGTCACCAGGCCGGTGGCGTGATCCACCGCATAGTTGCCCGGATCCAGAGCCAGACCATCAACGGCCAGCACCACGCTCGCCTCGCCAGGTTTTTCGATCCTGCGTTTCGTTGCGCCGCCCTCATCGGAATAGGTTTTGATCAGTTCAAACAGCTGGTTGCTGCCGTCTCCGGTTCCAATCTGCTGGTCGATGGTAGTGACCGCCTGCCCCGGCGGCGCCGAGGCATGATCCACCGGATCGCGAAAACGGAAGCCATAGAGCTGGCCGCGCCGCGCCTCGAAAAACGCGGTGAGCTGATAGAGATCGTCCAGACCGCGCAGCCCGGTACCGGCATCATAGCGCCGCCGCGCATCGGCCCAGCGGGCATTGCGGGTTTCGCCGCCATTCGACAGCGCCACTATGTCGGTGCGGCGTCCCGGCCCGCCGCTGGCGCCGAGCGACAGCCTGAGCGGAAACTGCACCTCATGAAAACCGTTGCTCATGCCTCACCTCCCGCTTCACAACCCACGTCGGCCACGGCCAACGGTACGGGCCAGCATGGCCGTCACCTGCGCCTCTGACTTGGAAAAACTCGCCGCATCCGGCGTCGTGACATTGAAGGTCACCTGCACCGGTTGCGGTGCGCCGCCCGACGCGACGCCAAGCCTGCCGTCCGGCCCGCGGCTCAACGGCAGGATCGCCTCCGCCCCCCCCTCACCCATCAGCCCGACATCGCCGCCTTGCATCGGAAAATATGAAGGGCTACCGATGACACCTCCATCGGCAAAGGCGTTCAGACGCCCCGGCACACCACCCTTGGCAAAGGGCAACATCCGGCCAAGACTGCCGCTCAGCCCGGAGATCGAATTGCTGACAAGCTGCTCCAGCGGACGCGTCCCCGCGTCGAGCGCAATGCTCACCATTCGGTTACCCAGGTTGCGCAACACATCATCAAGGCCACGGCCATCAACGGTTGCCGATTTCAGTGCGCCCGACAAAGCCCCGCCAAAGGCATCGGCTTTCCGGGTCAGTTCATCGAGCGCCCGGTCCGCGCCATTGAGGTCGAGCTCGACATCAACATTCAGGTTCGGCTCATCGGCCATCATCAGGGTCCTTTGCAGTTGGTGGCATGCGGCTTGGCGGGCCTGTCCGGAAACAGCGCCATCAGCTCTTCAAGCTCTTGCCGGGTGGATGTCGCAGGCACTTCGCTTGTGCCCAGCAGTGCGTGGAGTTCGGGCAGGCTCAGCCGCCAGAACGCATCGGGTGTCAGCCGCAGGTGGCCGAGGCCGAAGCGGAGCACGGACGCCCAGGGGAAAAACGTCCGGTCCGGCATCGTCACCTTCCTGCCACCTGCGGCGCGGCAGGGTTTGGCCGGTTGTCCGGAACCGCGCCCTCCCGATCTGAAATCTGGTTTGAGTTTCCCACCGCGTCCGCTCCGCCAAAACTGACCCACAGCAGTTCCGTCGCGATGCGGGCAAAGCCTGCCGCCCCGCCCTCGGTCGACATCTCGGCCACGTCCTCGTCGCTCAACCGGTTTCCAGCGCCGCGAAGGCCAGCACCGACAATGCGGATGATGTCGCCGGCGGACAGCCGGCCCGCTTCAAACCGGCCCGCCAGCTCACTCAGATTTGCGACGCCAAAGGCACTTTCGAGTTCGGCCAGCGCACCGAGTGTGAGGCACATGAGCCGGCTTTCACCATCGAATTGCGCCACAATCTCGCCGCGGCGGCGGTTGGGATGAAGGTTCATTGCCGCCTCACGCCGCTGAAAAGGCAAGCGCACCGGCCGATTCCAGCGCGATTTCGAAAGTCATCTCGCCATCGTGGCGTCCGGCATATTCGAGTGCAATGATCTGGAACCGCCCGGTGACGGTGCCGAAATCCGGAATTGCCACCTGCCAGTCACGAATCTCGCTGGCGAAGAACACGCTTCGCGTCAGCGCGTCGCTGGCCTGGTCCTTGAACAATCCGCCGCCGGACAGCGACGCCCGCTGCACGCCGGCGCCGCCCAGCAATTCGCGCCAGCGTCCGGCGGAGTCGGCATCGGTGATGTCGACAGCCTCCGCATTGAACGCCAGCCGCCGGGCCCGCAGCCCTGCAATGGTGACGAAACTCCCGCCATCATCAATCTTGATGAGCAGATCCTTGCCTTTCTGGGCCGTCATGGAATTCTCCCTTCAATTTCTCGGTTTGCAGTTTGGCAGCGAGGACCAATCACGGTTCTGTCACAGCGCGAAACCTCAGCCGCGCCACATGCAGCGCGGTCTTTGGCGCGCGGCGGCTGACAGTGCGTTCATGGCGAAGATTGACCAGCACCGCGCCCTCCAGCACCAGATCTGCGTCATGCAGTGCCGCGCGGACCGCATCGGCCAGTTCCACCGCCTGCCTGCGGCCGTTCTGCTTGGTCCAGGCCTCGATCTCGAAGCGATGCTCGCTGACATCATCATCGCCGGTCGAGAAATCGCTTGTCGTGATTGCGCCCATCACCAGATAAGGCGGCTCGGAGCGGGTGATCTGGCGGTCGAAAATCTTGCCCGCTCCTGTAATGGCGAGCACGTCCTGATCAGCCGCCAGACGCGCGACCACGGCAGTCTGCAGTGCATTTGCGCTCATGGCTGGCTCTCCTCGCACTCGCACACCAGATAGCGGCGGGTCTCGTCGGGATCGCGCGCCGTGAGAATGAGCAGATGGCGGCCCCGATGCACAAATCGCATGGCGTGGCTGACATCGTCGCGATAGCGGATGGTGATCCTGTGAGAGACTGGTGCAGTAGCAGCACTCGCCGTTTCACCGGCTTTCGCTCGCAGCGGTTCGATCCGGCCCCAGAGACTGGCCACCAACTGCCAGTCCTCGATCACGCCGCCCTGCCCGTCGGACAATCCATCGGCTTCTTCCAGCACCAGCCGGGCGCTCAGCCTGCCGGGGTCGACGAACAACGCGCCCATCACAGAGCCCGCCTGAGCCAGGGGGCGATCAGCCGTTGATAGCCCGGCGGAACCGCCGCCGGCTGCATGTCCGGCGTGACCGCGCCGCGAAACTCGTAAAGATAGGCCGCATGCATCAGGATTGCCCGTTTGAGTTCGGGCGGCACGTCGGTGCCCGCCCCAAAGCCGGCGGTAAATTCGATCTCGATGCCGTTGATCACCTGGCCCGGATGCAGCCGCTCCCTGATCACCAGCCGCGCAGGCTGAGCCGAACCGTCCAGCAACAGGCCGTCAAGATCCTGCTCTTGAGCCACGCCATCGGCGTCATAAACCAGAATCGCTTCAACAGTTTGAACCGGCGTTCTCATCAACTGAATCACGTCGTTCTTGGGCCAGTCATCGAGCAACAGCCGAAAGCCGCGGCTTATAAGCGCGGTGCCGGTGGCCGATTCAAGATGGGCGCGCGCCACCCGGACCAGGCCTTCAAGCAGCTCATTCTCGTCGCTGGCGTCGATGCGCAAATGTGCCTTCAGCTCGGCAAGCGTCACCGGTTCCGCCAGCGGCGGATCGGTCTCAATCAGGGTCATGGCAGTCTCCGGGGATCAGTGTGTCTGGTGCTCAACTCCCTCCCCCGGAGACCGGGAGAGGGTTTGCTCGGGAGAAACAGCGCCCGTCAGGCGGCAAATTTCAGAAGCTTGATCGCCTCGAAATTCTGCACCCCGCCGCCGACGCGTTTGGTGGTGTAAAACAGCACATAGGGCTTGGCCGAATAGGGATCGCGCAGGATGCGCACTCCGGTGCGGTCGACCACCAGATAGCCGCGGCGGAAATCGCCGAAGGCAATCGACGTGGAGTTTGCGGCGATATCGGGCATGTCTTCAGCCTCCACCACCGCAAAACCCATCAATGCAGCCTGCTGTCCCGCTCCTGCCGGCGGCGTCCAGAGGTAGTTGCCATCGGCATCCTTGAACTTGCGGATATGGCTCTGGGTCTTGCGGTTCATCACGAAGCGCCCATTCTGCCGGTGCCCGGCTTTCAGCGCATAGATCAGCTCCACCAGCCGGTCTGACGGATCAGTGCCGAAAGCGCCTGAAGCGCCGGTGGCGATGTGACCGAGATTGCCCCAGCTCCAGCTGTCGTCATCAACACTCGGGTAATCGAGAAAGCCGCGCGGCTTGTTGACCCCGTCACCACTGACAAAGGCCGCCCCTTCCTGCTCGGCGAATGCGGCTTCCACTTCCGCCGCAATCCAGCCCTCGATGTCGAGCGCGCCATCCTCGATCAGCGAGGCAGTGGCAGCCGGCATGGCATAGAGTTCCATTGTGGGAAACTGCAATTCCGCCAGTTGCGGTGCGGCCGTCTGTGGCCGGGCATCGGTCTCGCCCACCCAGCCGGTGGCCATGCCATCGAGCGCAAAGGGCTTTTTCAGCACCGCGCCCGAGACCTGCCGCACGGTGGCAATCGAGCGGATCGGCGACAGCTCGGAGAGCCTGCGCCCGATCTCGCTGTCGAGCTCGTCGGGCACCAGATAGCCGCCATCGGGATCACTCCCCGCCGACATGGCCTTTAGCTCCGCCTGGCGCAGCCCCGCCTCGTCGCCGCGCCGCACATAGGCATCAAATGCCTGGCGCACCGGGCTTGGCGCACCACCGCCGCCACGGCCGAGATCGGGACGGGCGCGCTTGACCGCCAACGCGTCGAGAGCGCGTTTCTGCTCGTCGAGCGCCGTATCGATGCGCGCCATCTTCTCCTCGGTGATGACGTCAGTGTTGCCGCGCCGTTCGATCTCGGCCAGCCGCGCGTCATTGGACTGCTTGTAGTGTTCAAACGCGGACATGAAGTCCTCGAAGGCGGCGGAAACGTCAGCATCGACGCTCTTGGTTTCGGGCGCACGCGCCGTCTTGGTCCGGGTGTTCATGGATCGTCCTTTCAACAGGTTGGGTTCGTTGGGCCGGGAGCTGCGAGACATCAGGCTTGTCAAAGTCCGCAGCTGCAGCTCCAGGCGTTTGAGATCCTCCGGCGCAGCGTCCTGCCTGTCCGAAAGCGCGCCGTAGCCGCAGGCGATCAGCCCGCGCGCCTGGCGTCTTGTCAGCCCCGCATCCCGCGTGAGCCGACGTTCGAGTTCGCGCACTGTCAGTGCCGAAGTCGAGATTTTGATCGGGTTTGGCGCAGCCGGTGATGACAGCTGCATCCCCGCTGCCTTGACCGCAGTCACGCGCGCTCCGGGCTGCATCGGAAATGTCACCACCGAAATCTCCCACAGATCGGCACTCAGGATCCGCCGCACTCCGGCCTTTGCCTCGGATCGGGCCCGCAGGGTCTGAAATCCGATCGACAGCCCGTCGAGCGCACCGGATTTCATCAGCTCATGCACCTCTCGGGCACGGGCCACGCCGAGCGACAGCTTGCCCTCGACATGCAGGCCGCGGCTGTCCTCGCGGATCGACAGCCAGCGGCCGATCGGCTGGTCCGGGTCGTGCTGATAAAGCATGCGCACATCGCTCGCCCCCCGCCTTTTGAGCGAGGCCGAGAAGGCGCCGGGCTCGATCACGTCACGGCCCAGATCGACCGAGCCGAACAGGCTGGCATAGCCCGAGAAACTTCCGTCGCCGCTGACGTCTTCCAGTGCCAGATCGACGTGTTTGTGCTGCCGTCCGGATGCGCTCCAGTCGCTTGTCATGGTTTTGTCCTTGATGTTGTCGAAAGGGTTTCAGGCGGCGGCTTCAGATCTTGGGTCCGCGCCCGGTCCGGTCAGCAATGCGGGCCAGCGCGCCCAGCACCCACCACGCTGTCATGCTGGCGGCAGCCGATCCGGTGAGCAGGGTTTCGGTGGGCGAGAGCAATTGCGCGACACCCATCCAGTGCGCCAGCGCCACGCCTGCCGGTGCGCCAAATACCAGGCCGGAGACAATGCCGGCGACGCCGCGAGCCACCGCTTCACGCGCCCCTTTGGGCATCATGTAGGCGAGCGAGACCAGCGCACCGGCCACAGCGCCCGCAATGCGGGCGGCCAGCATGGCCGGCTCCGGATCGATGCTTTGCATCGCTTCACCTCCTCCGTTTTTGGCTGCCAGAACCGGCTCATAATTTGATTCAGGCACTTGCCTTTTTGAGTCCGGTTCAGCTCGCAACACGCTGATATCCAACAGCTTCCCGCTTTTCCTCATCCGTGAGGAAATCGGCCGCGCCGACCCGCGCCCACAATCCGTCACGTTCAGCAGACAGTCCCGGCAGCCGGTCGGCGTCGTAATCGATCTTCAGCCCTGCCCCATGAATTGGCTGCAGCCAGGCCGTCAGTGCGGCGGCTGTCCGGTGCACCAGCGGCAGCACGGTCAGGCGGCAGAAGGCACGGTTGGCTTCCTGGTAATTGGCGTAGGTCAGGTCGCCGGGAATGCCGAGCAGCATCGGCGGCACACCCAGCGCCAGGGCGATGTCGCGCGCAGCACCATTGCGCGCTTCGATGAAATCCATGTCGCGCGGGGTCAGCCCCATCGCCTTCCAGTCAAGCCCGCCTTCAAGCAGCATCGGCCGGCCTGCCCGGCGGGCGCCCTGATAGCCTTCCTCAAGCTCGGCTTTCAGCCGCTCATATTGCTCGGGCGTCAGGTTGCCGCCGTCTTTCGGCTGGTAGACCAGCGCGCCCGATGGCCGGGCGGAATTGTCGAGCAATGCCTTGTTCCAGCTCATCGCCGCATTGTGAAGATCGAGCGCCATCAGGGCTGCCTCGAGCGGCGCAAATCCCAGATGATCATCAAGCGGATGAAACAGCTTGAGATGCAACAATCCGGGGCCCTCCTCCGGGGTCACCGCAAAGCGCTGCCGCCTGCCGCCGGATTGATGTTCATAGGCTGCCGGCCATCCATCCGGTCCGGCAATCACCCGCATCCGGTCGGGCCTGAGCAATTGCAGTCCTGCCACATGGCCGCCGGCGCTGACCGGATTGATCCAGGCATTGCCAGACAGCACCAGATGGCCATAGAGCGTTTCGAAAAAACCGTTGCCCGCGCCATTCGGGTCAGGCCGGTGAAGCAGATCCAGCACCGGATGGCGCTCCTGCTCGCGGCCATCGGCAAACACCAGCCAGGGAACAGAGGCTGCTGCTTCGGCGATCATCCGCGTTGCCCGGTGCGCCACCGGATTGCGCATGAACCCCTCACGGGAAATCGCGGAATAGCTGCGCCCGCTCCATTGCGCGCTCGGCTCCCCGGCGAGTGCCGCAATCGCGCCGGGCAACCAGCTCTTGGCGGCAGGCGCGCGCGGCGTTTTGGCAGATGCCCAGGGAAGCCTCAATCCGAATGCCATATCAATGCCCTTTCACGTTCGGAATCAAAAAGCCCGCCGGGCGAACCAGACGGGCTGTGGTCTCAGAATATTGCGCAGCCATGATAGCCGCGGCCGGTTTGCTGACGGCCAGTCAGCGCTCAGTCATGGCCGCAGGCTCGTCCCGCTTCAGCGCCAGCCAGGTCCAGGTGACACCGGCCTGCTGGTTTTCCGGCTGGATGGAGCCCTTGTCGACCCGGCGGACCAGTTTCATGCCGTTTGCCCGCGCCACCGAAATCAACACATTCACATCAATCGGCCAGGCGCGCCGGTTTGAAGGCCCGGCGCCATGCCTGAGTGAGGCGATCAGCAACCCGCCGGGCTTCAGCAGCGCGGCAAGGCGGCCTGTTGCCGTAGCTTGCGCGTCCGGCAGCAGATGATGCAGCACGCCGTTGGCCAGCACACAATCGAACATCTCGCTGGCGCCGATCCGCTCCAGTCGCGGCAGGCGGTCATCGACCCAGTCGATTGCCGTCATCGGGTGCAGACGCTGTCCGGCCTGGCGGAGCACCTCCACCGGCTCGACGGCGGTGACGCGATGGCCCTTGGCCGCGAGCCATGCCGCGTCGCGTCCACTGGCAGCGCCGAGATCGAGAACCCGGCAGGGCACAACCGGCAGCAGATCAGCCACCGGCGCGTAAATCTCGTCGCAGCTCAGACCATCCGACCGCGCGATCCAGTCCGCGCCAAGCCCGGCATAGCCGGCCAGCACGTCCTCTATCGCCGTCTCCGTCGCATCCGCCTGGACCATCTTCGCCTCCTATCCGGTTGCCTCGGCAGCAAGCCTGCCCGATTCTGTGGCCGCCTCAAAGATGCCTGATCTGCGGTGCGCCCCGGCGGCCCAGCAGCAGCTCGGTCAGCGCCCAGACCAACGCGTCAAGCCGGTCGGGCGAGCGACCTGATGACAACCCGTCGGGGCCAAAATCGCACATCTGGTCTTCGAGCGCGGCAAAATGGCCGGCATGAACCACCCGGCCCTGCTCATAGAGCGCCGCGACCGGTTCGGCGCGCAGCCACTTGCCACGCGACGCCCGGACTTGCCGCACCGGCAATGTCGGATCGACGGTGCGCAGCACGCTGGTTACCATGTCGCCGCCCTGGTTGATCTCGGCCACCACACAATCGGCGTCAAAGCGCCGGTAGAGCCTGCTCACCGCGCCCGCCCAGCCCGACGGGCTTGCGCCCTCCACCGAGCCATCGGCCAGCACCACCGCCCGGCCTTCGCCATCCAATCCGGCGGCGACGATGCCGCAGCAGGAATAGCGGGCTTCGCTGACCGCAGGCGGATCGACCGCCACCACGATGCGGGCGAGCGGGCCGTGATTGCGCACCAGCAGCGCCTCGATCTGCTCGCGCCGCCACAACCCGTCTTCGCGGTCGGCAATCAGCTCTCCATCCAGCTCCTGTCGTCCCAGTCTGGTGCCGCCATAGCGCGCACGGATGGCGTCGAGAAAGCCTGCCGCGAGATGCTGCGCATTGTCTTCGGTCCGGATCTGCGTCACCCGCGTGGCCGCGTCCTTGACCAGCGCCAGCATCAGCGGCGTCGCCCTCGGCGTTGTCGTGACCAGCTGACGCGGGTTTGAACCCAGCCTGAGGCCGAATTGCAGCATGTCCCAGGTCTCGCGTTGATGCCGCCATTTTCCCAATTCGTCACACCAGGCCAGATCAAATTGCGGCCCGCGCAGGCTTTCGGGATCCTCGGATGAAAACATCTGCGCCACCGCGCCCGAAGGCCAGACCAGCCTGCGCCGTGTTGCCTCGAAGCTCGGGCGCTGATGCCGCGCCACGCCCAGGATTCCAGACACCCCGTCAATCATCACCTCGCGGGCGTCGCCAAAACTTTCCGCCACAAGCGCGATGCGGCCATCCTTGCCCAGCCCGGCGACCGCACCGGAGGCGAGAGCATGCACCCATTCGGCCCCGGCCCGTGTTTTTCCGGAACCGCGCCCGCCCATCATCAGCCAGGTGCGCCATGCTCCTTCGGGCGGCAATTGTTCGGGCCGGGCCAGGAATTCCCAGGCGGTGGCATTTTCGATCAGCGCCTGATCATCGAGCCGCGCGATATGGGCTGACACCAGATCGGTCACGGTGTCGGCCGTTGACGCCGGCTCCGTGGTGGAAGCCTTGAGGTGCCCGCGCCACACAGGGCTGGGCCGCCATCCGCAAGCGAGAAGATTGCGGATCGGCACCGCAGCCTCGCCGGGTCCGGGGGTATCCCAGGCGCTGGCCATAAGCTTGCCAGTCAACGCTTGCATCGTCAT